GGTGCAGACATTTGTTTCTCCTTTGTCTGGTTTTTGTTAGGGATGTCCCTAACGTGTTTTCTGGTTTAGGTGGAGCAAGTCAGACTTGCGGGTGATTAGTGTATACGCTTGCTTTGGCAGCGGAACGACACACCAAGATTGACGCTGTTGTTCAGCACTCACGTCACCGCAGTCCAAACACACGTTGATGTTTAGCTCGGTTTTGCGGCGTAGTGGATATGGTTCATCACATAAAATGCAATAGGCTTCTGTAGACATTGTGACCTCTCTGTTCGTTAGGGACGTCCCTAACTGGTTAGTGTTGTATAATGATATGTAGTATTAGTAGGAAATATAACTATATCACAAGTAATATGTTATGTCAAGTTTTTGTACATGGTGTTGTATAATATTATATAGCAATATGTAAGAAAGTGTTAGAGTGTGGTGGTGTGTAAGTCATTGATTTTAAAAGAATGTTAGAATGTTAGAAAATTCCAAGGTAGAGAACAAAGGGAAGAATACGCGCAAGACCTCTCTTACACTCCTACTACTAAATAATTCTTATACTCTTTAAAAACTCTAACATTCTAACATTACTTTGTTTTCAATGACTTAACCCCTAAATTTTTCTAACACGTTTTTGAACACTCTAACATTACTTTGTTTTCAATGACTTATGCAATTTGCTTAGTGTAACGCACCACACTACTACAGATACTGGTATCATATTTTGTTAGGGACGTCCCTAACGTGTTACGTGAAGACTTACAATGATATGCTGCACCACACTACTACAGGTACTGGTATCAAGTCACAAGGCACAAAAAAATGGGGAACCCGAAGGTTCCCCGAAAGTATTAAGACGACATGTCAGTTAGAATACGCTGCAATGTTTCTTTGCAGTCTAATGATTGCTCAATAACAACGGCAACACTAGAAGGTGCAACGGCAACGTCCTTGCCGTATTTTGAAACATAACCGTGTAACGCATTAGATAGCGTCAATGCTGTCTCGACAAATTGCTTATCGTTAACAGGGACAACAGGCTGTTGCGGCGTTTTACTTCCATTGTTTACTGCTTTCTTTTTTGCGGCTTCCGCTATTGCTCTTTTGTTTACCGCTGGTTTCATCTCACCGTCTATCTTTTGAAGGTTGATAAACTCAAGCTTGCCATCTGTTGCATTAAACAGATCAAAATCTTGCTGCTCTAATGCAGTAAGACGCCAATCTGAGATATAACCGCCCAAATCTTTTTTGCGCGCATCATCTGTTTTAGACGTCCAACTTTCACCGCGAACCTTCGCCAGTATATCATTAAGTTGGCGAGTAAATTCGTCATACTTTTTGCTAGTGGGCAACAGAGCCAAAGCTTTATTTTTGCCGCGCGGTGAAACATATATCCGCCAGTCAAAGATATTAGCCAGTTCGCGATTAAGCGATTTAGTGCTATCACTCGAAGTTTTCCAAGCGCTGTACTTTGCTTCAAATGCTTTAAGCGCTGCACTAGATACGGTGGCGGATTGTGTAATTTGTTCTGACATTGTTAATGTCCTTTCAATTATGGCGTAGGCTTTTGCCTAACTTGTTAAACCATGATTAACTTATAGCAACACATGACACGTTACACCATAGATCGTCGCTATAAAATAAAATAGGTTAGGGACGTCCCTAACTCTTGACACGCTACCCATACCCACCCCCACCCCCGCCGCGTATAGCTAATGCTACGCATATGCATATGCATACTAATTTACCCGAACTTTTTGGTTTTTCTCAAATTAGGGAACACCCCCCATAGGAGTCCCAACCTCCCCTTGCAAAAAATTTTTTATGCTATATCCTCACGTGTTATACGGTTAGTACCTGCGAATACATTATGGTGATGAACATAGAACCCGAACTTGGTGTACCTTTGACGGATGGTGTGAAAGACATCACGCTCCCTGAACGTGTCGAAGCATTAGACAGCACAGTTAATAAGTTAGAAGAAGGGGGCGTAGACACTACGCCTGACGCATTAGATGAAGAAGTAGCTGCTACTCTCCTAACAGCTTATGCACAAGACCCCGACAAAACCTCAAAACAGGTCACACACAAACGTGCTGCCACACTTACTCCCCCGTCCATCAAGCTAGCAAACTCTATAATTAAGGAGTTTAATCACTCCGTTGTAGAATCGTCTATACAGCTTCGCCATTTGGTCACAAATAAACTAATAATTGAGTCTGAAAACCCCGATGCCAAGCATCGTCTACGTGCTTTAGAGCTTTTAGGTAAGATATCCGATGTAGGATTGTTTACTGAAAAGTCTGAAGTGACGATTACCCATCAAACTACAGACGATATTAAAGACAAGCTACGCGCAAAACTGGCAAAGCTGGTAAATCCAGAGCCAGAAATAAAAGATGCGGTAACTTTTTTAGATGCTGATGCTATATTAAGTGATTTTGACGATGAATAAGGCCACAACTTTTGACGAATTAGACGTAGGCCACTTTCTTGACAACTTAGACGCGTTCTCTGACGAAGAAATACTGGAAATTGACCGTATGGTTGACGAGTTGCAGGCTCGGAAGGCGAACAAAGCAGCATATAACGACCTTATAGAGTTTTGTAAGCGCATGCAGCCTGACTATATTGTGGGAAAACACCATAGAATATTGGCAAACCTGCTGATGGACATCGAACAGGGCAATAAAGACCGCATATGTGTGAATATACCGCCCCGTCATGGCAAGTCGCAGCTTGTTTCTATCTATTTTCCAGCGTGGTTTCTTGGTCGTAACCCCAATAAGAAGGTTATGATGGTCTCACACACCACAGATTTAGCGGTAGACTTCGGTAGAAAGGTCAGAAACCTGATATCTACGGACGAATACCGCGCTATTTTCCCCACAGTTAAGCTGGCACAAGATAGTAAGTCTGCAGGACGGTGGAATACTAATGTAGGGGGTGAATATTATGCGTGCGGTATTGGGTCTGCTCTTGCTGGGCGGGGCGCTGACCTCCTTTTGGTTGATGACCCCCATTCTGAACAGGATGTTATCAACGGGAACTTTGAAGTCTTTGAAAAAGCCTACGAGTGGTTCACATTCGGTGCGCGAACACGCCTAATGCCAAATGGTAGTGTAGCGATAATACAGACGCGTTGGCATATGGATGATCTTACGGGTCGTGTAACACGTGACATGGTAAATAATGACATGTCAGACCAGTATGAGGTCGTAGAGTTCCCTGCAATACTGGATGTTAAGAGTAAAAAGACCAATAAACCCATACAAAAACCACTTTGGCCTGAGTTTTTCGATATGCAGGCGTTGGAACGCACAAAAGCGTCTATGCCTACGTTTCAGTGGAATGCTCAGTACCAACAGCAGCCCACCGCAGAAGAAGCAGCCATCGTAAAACGCGAATGGTGGCAAGAATGGACAGGTGAACAACCCCCTATATGCGAATATATCATTATGTCCTTGGATGCAGCCGCAGAAAAACACAATAGGGCTGATTATACGGCGCTCACCACGTGGGGTGTGTTCTTGAATGAGGAAGAAAGCGCACACCACATAATATTACTCAATAGTATTAAAGATCGGCTGGAGTTTCCCGAACTAAAGCAGTTAGCTATGGAAGAATACGCTGAATGGGAGCCTGATGCGTTTATCGTGGAGAAAAAATCTTCAGGATCAGCCCTCTATCAGGAGATGCGTAGAACAGGGTTGCTTGTACAGGAATACACCCCGCATAGAGGATCAGGCGATAAGATGGCTAGATTAAATTCTGTAGCTGACATCATAGCCTCTGGCATGGTATGGGTGCCACAGACACGTTGGGCAGAAGAAGTTATAGAAGAGATTGCAGGATTCCCGTTTATGAGCCATGATGACCTCGTTGACTCTACAGTTATGGCACTGATGCGGTTTAGACAGGGCGGGTTTATACGTTTACCTACCGATGAGGTAGATGAACCTGCAGCTTGGAGACGGCGCAGTGGTGGGTATTATTGATGGCTGCTAAAGACCCTAAGAAAGGAACAGGTAAGAAGCCTAAAGGTTCTGGTCGTAGATTATATACAGATGAGAACCCGAAGGATACTGTTAGTATTAAGTATGCAACACCTGCTGATGCACGAGCCACAGCGGCAAAGGTAAAGAAGATAAACAAACCATACGCTAGAAAGATACAGATATTAACCGTTATGGAGCAAAGAAGTAAGGTGGCTGGTAAAACTGAGCAGGCACAGATAGCAAAGAAGGCTAAAGAAAGCCTGAAGCGGCAGCGCGGTACAAAGAAATCTTGATACGGAGATAACTATGGCTATTGAAAAAGGACTGTATTCTGCTCCGCTTGGGATTGATGAGGGTATAACCGACATGGAAGAGATGGAGGTGCCTGATTTTGAGATAGAGATTGTAGACCCAGAAGCTGTTACCCTATCCGATGGGAGTATGGAGATAACCTTAATTCCCGGCACTGAGATAGATTTATCTGATTTTGACGCAAATTTGGCTGAACTTTTAGATGATACAACCGTTAATGTATTATCAAGCACGTTAATGGAGCTTGTAGAGGCTGACATAGACAGCCGCAAAGAGTGGACAGAAACATATGTGGATGGGTTGGATGTATTAGGATTTAAATATGAAGAACGCACAGCACCGTGGGAAGGAGCTTGTGGAGTATATTCTACAGTGCTTGCTGAAGCGGCTATTAGATTCCAAGCCGAAACTATGTCTGAGACGTTTCCTGCTGCGGGTCCGGTCAAAGTAAAAGTTCTTGGTGAAGAAACAAAAGAGAAGCTTGAAGCTGCCCAGCGTGTGAAAGCTGACATGAACTACGAACTCACCGAAAATATGGTAGAGTATCGTCCAGAGCATGAGCGCATGTTGTATAGCCTTGGCCTTGCTGGGTCTGCGTTTAAGAAAGTATATTATGATCCCAACATCGGGCGGCAGATGGCGCTGTATATATCTGCTGAAGATGTTATCGTGCCATATGGCGCGTCTACTATAGAGTTTGCAGAGCGTGTGACACATGTCATGCGTAAGACCAAGAACGAGCTAAAGAAGCTGCAAGCCTCTGGGTTCTACAGAGAGTTGGATATAGGTGAACCAAAACCATACCACTCCGATATAGAAGAAAAGAAAGCAGAGGATGCTGGGTATTCTCTGACGGACGATGACAGGTATTCGCTATATGAGATACATGCTGATCTTGTTATAGATGGTGTAGATGACGATGACGAGATAGCCCGTCCGTATGTGGTTACCATAGAGCGTGGCACAGGTTCTATCCTGTCAATCCGTAGAAACTACGAAGAGGGTGACCCCCTCACTCTGAAAAGACAACACTTCGTACATTATGCGTATGTACCCGGCTTTGGT